TTAACGCATTAAAAATATTGTATTGCTCACTGCGCAAGAAATATCCAGCCAAAGTCATTGGAGCACTTTGTTGTAGGATAGTTAATCCATAAGGAATGATGTCGCCAAGGTCCCTAGTGTTGTTGGCGCCGGCAATAGCACCTTGGATGCCTGGTAAATTTTCGCAAATACTTTCGTAGTTTTGACGTATGGTTCCTAGCGTAAAGCTGGTACTGTTGGCATTGAGCGGGTTGTTCTGCAGGTTAGATGGAACTTGATAAAAGGCCGCAGCACTAATTTGATCGCTTAACACCAAAACTTCAATAATGTCACCCACCACATAAGTGTTGAGTAATGTAATGGTAGTATTGTTGCCACTTATAACGTAAGTGTATTTGGTAGGATCTTGGAACACACTACCAACATAAACTTTAACCACTGGTACAAAACTGCCAGTTTGATCAATAACTGGCACATCCAATTTTAATATTCCAGTGTTGTAAGTAAACTTAAATTGTTGATACATTTGAATGGTAGTGATTGCATTCTGCCACCCAATTAATCTTGTGTATGCTGTTCTGTCAGCATATTCTCTAGCACTACCAGAGCTAATGGCGATAGTTACTGATACGTTATCTCTAGTGTATACAAATGTATCTTTGTAGAGGTTGTTGTCAAACACAATATCTCCCACATTGGAGATACTGAGATACCGTAATGGAATTTTTAAAACTGTATCAAGTATTCTTGTGTCGCCAATTGCATAACTGAATAGTTTGCTACCAATGAAGTCTGAGCTGGGATATTTTGCTTGATTACCGAAACTAACTTGATCGGCGTCATATACATCAAACAACGGTGCCTGTTGAACACCAGTTTTTTGTTGCGCCTCAATCCAGGCAGCTCCGTCATACCAGAAAGTCAATCCTTGCAAAGTATCACCTGATAGGCACAGTGTAGACTGGTCAGTTGATACTTCGCCATCTGATGCCAGTGTGAGATTGATAATAGGTTGTGCAATCAGTGGCGGCACTGTGTCAGGCACAATGAATTCTACTACAAAAATTTTGTCTCTTACATCTGGATCTTCGTCAGCAGCAAAAATAACTCTGGTACCATTGGTAAAAGTATATCCGTCTACTGAGTAGCCAGTTGATCCTTGAATGTTAGAGAATGCATCTGTTTCAGACTGATCAATTATATCCACAGGTTGTTTGCCCTGAGTACCCATGTTGAACAGTCGAATATCTGGACGGAATTGAATAATTGGACGTTTGCCACGATAGTTGTTGTCTAGTGTAGCCACAGTATTGTTATAAGCAGCCGTGGCATTGATTACATCAATGTGGAACCAACGGTTTGACCGTGTCCAAGGATTGAGGTCTTGACTTGCACGATCAATGGTGAAATAATCTAATTCTTCAGGCACTGGCAAACTAGAATCATTGTCATTGATTACATAAGATTCTGGAGTGACAAAATTTGTAACAGGCAACAGCTCAATAGCAGTTCCTACACCAGCCACATAATATTCACGATAGTTGATAGCAGTGGCATTCATGTCAGCTGTGGCTGTGGTCAATGTCACAGCACTACCATCAACTACACTTGACACAGTAAATTGAAATGAGTTTACAATGCTCTGAACGTAATAGGATTGTCCAGCAACTAGTCCTCCAATCACTGTGCCAGTAAACACTATACGTTGGCCAACATACAAATCTTCTGTGGTTGCTGTGCTAATTGTGTTGAACCCAGCGTTGGTAGATGTGCAAACAAAAGATATAGTTCCACTACTGTAACTTGCTGGAATAACATCGCCCCGAAAAACTATTTTTAGTCCGTTGGTAAACGATACACCATTGGGGCTGGTGTAATTTTTTTGTCCTAAAATATCATCAATGAACAGTGTAGAACTTTCTGTTTCATCTAACAGTTTGATTGTACCAAAAATTTCTGGGTCAGTACCATCTTGATAGTACAAGGTGTTTAGCAACGCTGTCAGCAGAGGAATTTGTCTAAATTCGCCTGCGGCATCTTTGTACCAGTTAGTACTGCTGTACACAGTGCCATATCTAATGGTCCATTTGTTCAAATTGTCAATGGTAGCTATTCTAGACAATCTAAGATAGGTAATTCCGTCACTGACTACATAATTGATTTGCCAAAGTTGATATCTGTCTTCTGGTGCAATTTCTACTGTATACGAAAATGGTTCAGTGTCAAAGCTGCCAATCAATCCGTTATTGACAGTCCCTGCATCCAGTGGGTCATAGAAACTGGTTCGAATCCAGCCTCCACTTTCGGCATCAGTGTTTGAATTTGTAAAAATTAAAGTTCTGTTGTTGAGGCTGGTTATTCCGTCAATGCCGCCGTAGGTCTCAATAAACGTGTCTAGAGGTTGATTGTTAATTTGTTCAAACTGAAGTTCTGTAAGCAAATCAACTGTTTGACTGAACACTGGCAAATTGTAATAAAAACTCTGAGCTGTTTTTGTAGGCACATTAAAAATCACCGTGCCAAGATCTTCGCCATTGTTGGTCACACCAAAAACATCACGTGAGCTGATGTTTGGTGTAGCAGGAATTTTGCCAGACACGCCTGGATTTGTTTGTATCCAAAATCCTGGGCCAGTGCCGGGTACTCCGTCTACAATATTCAACGTGCCGCGCATGTTGGTTTGTGTGCCACTCACATAGTACAATGTGTCTGGTGCATTTCTTGGCACGGTAAATGTCACAAGGCCAAAGTTTGATCCATTGCGACTGACACCATCGTTGTAAGGATTGGCTGACCCCAATGTCTGTTCAGTCTTGATCCAGAACGGGAAGTCGCCTTGCAAGTTCAAATTGAACACATAGGTGTTTCCGCGAGCCAGCGTCAGTGTGGGGTTGTTAAGGAAGTCAATGGTGTATGCAGAAATACCAGAGTTTCCAACACGGTAGTTTACAGTTTCTGTGGAGTTCTGTGCTACCTGAAACGTATAGCTGCCGCCACGTACCACTTCAATGGTTGGGTTCTCGCCGGGTATTCCAGAAAATGTATAAACGCCGTTGGCTCTTGTGACTTCAAAGTCGTCTGTTACAGGCACGCCTGTGGCAGCAACGTCTACTGCATTGGGCCCATTGGGTAACCAAAAATACTGAGAGAAGTTTACAAATGTATCAAAATTGATAAACGGATCCCAAGTGTAATAATCACTTGAGAACAATCTGTCTGGTCGTTGCGTTGGTGATCCTTGGAACTCCAATGCATCAAGCATACCTGGATAGGTAATGATATTTTTAATTGTTGTGGTATCAGCAGGATCTAAACTGACCACTCCTGGTTCCAGTTGATAATCACTGCGTGTTTTTGTTGGCTCTACCACATACTTGTCGTTGGGGTTTACACCCGGACCAACTGTGCGACCAATGAAACCTTGTGTCTTTTTAAATTTAGGTTCTTGAATCAGTTGGTCAAGTGTGGCCGCTAAAAACTGTTTGTTAGTTTCAGTTTGAAAAATTTGCGGAAGAAAGTCTACTGAGCGTACTCGTGCCATTAAATTACTCCGCTGCCTGCTGCTGTGCGCAGGTTAGTACTGGTCAATGCTTCAATCACATCAATGTTATCGATGGTTGCGGCATTGGCAAAAATCTCATTGGGTTGAGAACGAATTTCATACAAGTCACCAAAGCTCTTTTGTGGATCCAATGGAACCAACACTACAGAACTGATAATTGTACCAAGTTGTCGATGCAAGTAAGCAGCAAGTTCAGAGAAATAGAATGTGTCACCAAAGTTCCATTTGTCAATTGAAAAATAACTGTTCATTTCTGCTAGTACTGAGCTTTTGATTTCAGAAGTTGATGCTGTTGAATTTTGTGCTCGTATCACTTTGATAGTAGCACGCAATGTGGTTGCGGCCTTGAGTCCAAACAGCGGTTTAAAATTCACTGAGTTGACCACAATGTTGTCAGACACCATTTTGTAATCTTGTAATCGTTGATATTCTGTGCTTAGATCATCAATAGTTGGTTGTTCAGGTTCAGTAACTGTGCCAGTAGTGTCTTTCAACCAGTTCTGGTAGGCATTATAATAGCTCAAAGTGACCACATACAAGTCAATGATGTTGGTAGTTCCTGGATCAATTCTACTGGTCAACGGACTGTTGTGTCTGTACTGATAGTACAAACTTTGTCGTCCGGCTCTTGCAATCCATCCTGTGACTGCGTTAAGTTCTAACACTCCAGTCACTGTCAAACTCAGTTGATAAAATGCAGCTTCGCTGTAGGCATAAAATACCTGTCCTGAAGACCATTCAGTTTTTACCAATTCAATTTCATCAAGTGTAGCATAACTGTAAATTACCACGCCTTCGTCTACCAACAAATAACGCTGTAGGTTGTCAAAGTCCACAGTTTGTTGCAAGAACACATAAGGTCCTGTAGTTCCAGCTGGTCCTACTATTTCACTAAAGAAGTCTGGGTTGTCTGGCACGCCATCATTGTCTGAGTCTCTGTATCCTACCAGCACCTGGAAGTCATCTACATATCCATCGCTTTCGACTGGCTGACCAGTAATGGTCATGTAAATATCTCCTTCGAGTGGTTCACTGGAGTTTGGTTGGGTGTTGACTGCTAACACATTGATAAAATCTTTGATCACTGTGCCAGTACGGCTGTCATAGATTTGCGCACCATCGTAGAAGAAGAATCTTGTTTGCAACACTGATCCAAAGTTGTATGCAAGTCCACGGAATGTAATTGTGTAATTTTGATTTTGAACCACAAACTGGATCAGCCATGAAGAGTCTAGACTGGCACCGCTGGTATTACCAGCGTACTCTTGACTCCAGGCAGCGTCTTGGTCCAGATTGGTAGATTGAATCAAATACCACGAGTACGGAGTACCTGTAATGGCGCCGTCATTGTCGTAGCCCAGGCCAAAATTACGAAACAGTGCAATTTGATCACTCATTGCAGATTCAATCGACAGTGGCAAGTCTGTAACAAATAACGGAATAATAGTGTCTACTATAGCACCAGTAGGAACAAAGTTATTGAGTATGACTGGCCCTGACCCATTGGTTAAATTACCCAATCCTGAGTTCATACCATCGCCAGTTACTCGTATGGGGCTGGCCCAAATTTCCACACGCTCTTCTGCTTTGGTTGGAATGCCCAATTGCAGTTTGTTGTTTTTATCAAAAAAGTAACCCGGTGGCGGAACAAAACGTACTAAACTACCAACAATAGCGTACAAGAAATTGGTTGTAGATTCATCTCCCACTGCAATGGGCGTGCCTGCGTTGTTTTCAAAGTATCCAGTGGTTTCATTGGCCAATGTAGTGCTTTGGTGCCAGGTGCTTCCGCCTGTACTCAAAGTAGTAACTGCACTCATTGAGCCTGACGCCGAGCTTAATGTCACTGCCGATCCACCAGCTGTGGTGCTTACAGTAAATGTACTGTTGACTGAATTTATGCTGACCACATAATAAGGCAAGTCGGCGGTAATGCCACCAAACACTGTGCCCGAGAATGTGATTGGCATGCCAACATAGGCATAATCAAAAAATGCAGCAGTAGAACAGGCAATTGTATTGGTTGTAATTGTTGTGGTCGTGCAAATGATATCTAAAGTGTTGATTAACTTTCTTGGAAAATTTCCATAGTAAAACTGACGCATTGTACTTTCAGTCAACTGTGGTTGCACCTGATTGGTAATTACATCAGCAATTTCGTTGCGGTTGGTCCAACTGAACAAAACAGTTGGTAAAATATTTTGTTGCCACAATCCTCCGTCACTACCAAAACTGTTGGTTGAACTGTATTTGCCAGTGTTATCAACCAAGTCAAGATATCGACTAGTGCCAATTGACGCACGATTCAATGCTTTAGATTTGATAATTGAATTGTACTGTGTGTAAGGAAACAAGTTGTAGTCTTCACCATTGACCATGCGATTTTGTGTGTAGTACCTAGCAGGCGCACGTTGTTTGATTTCATCAATTGGCTCGCGAGCCTGTGCATTAGATACCGGACGAGTAATACCACAAGTAAATGTGATAGTTTGCAAATTGCCGTTGCGGTCAGTATAACTGATAGGCAAAACTACATTTTGCATTTCTTCAGGATTGATAATGTACTGCAATCCATTGGAACTGCGTACATAGGCACGGAAAATTCCTACTGGAATTTCCGAAAACACTCCATCTCCAAATATCATGGTAAGTTGATCGTTTGTTCTGCTGGTTGTGGAATAGATTGATCGTAGGCCAGTCAGTTGTTCAGCTGCACCAACGTAGATATTTTCTGTGTATTGCCATTCACGGCTGATACTTCCCACGTTGTCAAGTTGAAACAACCAACGATCTTCGTTGTTTACGCCTTCGATGTTGATGTTTACTGTGCGGTTGGCAATGCGCTCGGCCAAGTTAAAGTCTTGATTTTGTAGCGTGCCTTGCTTGAATGCAAAAAAGTATCCAGTGTTGGCAGATTGAAAACCCAGTTGGTCATTGCGATACAACACATTGAAACTGGTATTTGGTTGTGGTGGTGGCTCGTAGATATAATCACGACCAACACTGGTTGAAGTTATTGCTTCAAACGGCATTGAAATTCCGTCCACTGTGGCGTTATACGGAATGACTGGCAAGAATCCTGGCACAAGATTAATAGCATACTCGTCTGTACGCACACCCAATATGGTTTGTCTATTGCCCGGACGACCTATGCGTTGGCTGTCTACTAGAGCAGCATTGATGATAGTGGTAAATTGTTCTTGCCAGTCTGGGTTTGTTGGATCGGCCCAGTCCACAGTAACATTGCTCAAGTTGACTCCGTTATAGTCAATTACGTTTTCAGTTGTGGTAACATTGAATACTTTGAGATATCCTTGAGCCGCAGTATTGCGTTTGGCTGTATAGCTGACCAAATTGGCCAAGCGCACAACTGAATCTCTGCGTTCTGCTGTGTCTAAATAGTTTTCTCTGGTGTTTAAATCTGTGCGGAAAGCCAGGGCTTGGCCCATGAATGCAATTACATCTAGTAAAGCAATGAATTCTGAACTTTCAATGTAGTCGTTGAAAGTTTCTGGGTAGTAGAGGCGTATGTAATCAATGAAACTTTTGCGTAGAGTTTCAAAGTCATAACTTTGAAAATCAGCTTCACGATAGGTTTGATAGATCTGTTTCCAGTCTTCTACACCAAATATTGCTGTTTGTCTTGTGGTCTTTGCCATGCCTCTTTGCCTTTAGATCTTGTATTTATTACCAGAAAAAACGGCTCAGTTATACGTAGCTGGCTCTGCGTTGTTGATTATCAAAGAACACACTTAAAAATTCAGCATCAGTTCCTGGCACTACTGCTATTTCTAACTGTATTAGAAACCCGTTGTCTTGAGGAAACACTGCCATTTGCGTAACTTGTATTCTTGGATCGCCACCGCACACACGTTGCACTTCTGTTTCGATATTGCGTTGCAGTTCAGTGATTTGATTTTCAAAAACATAGTCCCACATCACGGTGCCGTACTGCGGACGGCCTGGCAATTCACCTTGCCGTATGTTGAAGGCATTCAACAGATCTCGTTTGATTAACTCAAAGTCAACCAAGGTAAATTTCTTATATTGGTTAATGGTATTGAAGCCGATGAATGTAGTCATGATTAATATTTATCGGCTCAAGCCAGGTTCTGTCTAAGCACATCAATTGCGCTTTCAGTTACCTTGATTGCTTCTGCAATTCTACGTTGTTCTTTTTCAATTTTGGCCACAAGGGCTGAATCATTTGCTAGTTTGGCCTGGCGAAGGAGTCCTTGTAATCTTCCATCAACAGCATTATAGTCATTGATATAAGATTCAAGGTCTGCAATGTCTTTTCCGTAACTATTTAACCTAGCTCGTTTTGCATCACTCTTGCTGAGAGTAATGAGTGATTGATCAAGAATAGCATTGGTCTGTTCAACAGCAATACCAAATTCAATTCCCAGCTCAGATGTTGTAATTTTTGGTGGTGTGTTATTGTATTCCACCGGGGGTATTTTTGGGTTACCAGTTACTCTAACTGCGGCAGCATTTAGTGTGACTCTGTTCACTGTGTCAAACACTGGCTCTCCTAGAGCCAACTGTTTCATTGCATCGTCGACTTTGGTTGCTGAAAAATCTACAGCAAAACTTGCATTTCGTGCTGTTTCATTTAGTGCAGTTTTAACATCACTAGCAAGTGCTTTTCCTTGGGCCCAGTCCATGGTATTTGGTATACTTTTGGCTGCATTTAATGCTGTGCCTGCTAGAGCACCGATGCTGAGTTTGTCTGTAGGAATGCCCAGTGCTTTTACTGCGGTCAGACCATTGCTCATTAATTCTTGTTGTATGGTTTCTTGTTTTGGCAATGATCCTAACAAATCTTTTAGGCTGGTAATGCCAGCCTTGCCTGTAAACACCGTGGGACTTTTTAAAACACTAGTCAATGTGTTGGCGCCACTGGATAAAAATTGTGATACTGTGCCAGGTTTGATCACGCCAGCAGCTTCCAGTTGAGATCCATCAAAGCCAAATTTTCCAACGCCTATAGAATTGCTAACTTGACTGGCCACTTGACCTATTGATCGAGATGCGGTTGCCAAACTGGCAGTTACTTCGCTTACTGATAAATTGCTAATGCTTCCCAGCGCCGGCACTTGCTTGGCAAAATCTGGTATACCAATTGGTGCAGTAGGAGCCAATGCTCCAGCTGCGGCACTTTGTATACCGCCAAGTGTTTGTTTGGCTACGCTTATACCTGAGTTTACTGCGCCGGCAATGCTGCTCGGTAATGCTGAAGCTGCTTGTAAAATTCCTGGTGCACCAAGGCCACCAGTGAGTCTGTTTGCAATACCTGAAGCAGCACCAGCCACACCGCCAGGAATATTTTTTAATGCACCTTGCAATGCTCCTGACACTGTGCCACCAATGCCACTGGCAGCTTGTGACAAACTGGCTGCGGCGGACGACAATCCTTGTGTTGCTTGGGTGGCTGCACTTAAAGCATCTCCAACTTTTAAACCGGTTAGACTTCCTGTACTTGCTTGTTTGTCAAAGATAGCTTTGGCTTGATCAAACGTCATGCCCGGAGGAGCCTTAACTGTAAACACTTCTCCTATAGTTTTAGAAGAAAGTGAATCTAAGGAAAATTTAAATTCACTCATGCTGTTTTCACAATCTCTACTCCGGCTGGAACAGGTTCAGCACCCGGCGGCGGATCAGGCTGGCCTTCTTCAAAGTCCAATTCAGACGCAACTCCAGCATTGTGGTAAGGCCAGGGTTCGTGTGTGGGTGCTCTAGGCACAATAGTTTCTAATTTGTCTTTTTCAACTTCCCATCCTTTTGATGTACTAAATGTGGTTGAATCTAGCAAGATTTTTTCTAATTCTTTAGGTACATCTACTGCTGGAGCAGCAGGACCATTTAAGTCAATTCCGCCAGCCGATACAACAAGACTGCTGCCGGCAGCCCAACTTCCGCTGGCACTTTCCAAAGCCAATGTTCCGTCAGCCTTTACACCAATTGTGGCTTTGCTGTATAACTTTAAATCAGCTTGTGCTGTGATTGATGCACTTACTCCAGCTTCAACAGTGAAGTTGTTTTTGGCTTTGATGTTAAAATTTCTCCCAGCGTACATGTTGATGTCTTGATCAGCATGAATGTTAACATCGCCTTGACTGCGCACATTTACTGAGTTTGTGCTGTAGACATCAATGGTACCTTCTTGTCCTAACTCAATCCAAGTTTGTCCGTTGGCATGAATAAGATAGATAAAATTGTTAGAGTCATTCATCATGAACTGATGACCTTTGGCGCTACGCAGGCGGAACAGTTGATTTCTTCCGTTAATGTCACCGTCATCCATGACAAATGTGTGCCCGCCCATGCGGCCAATTACTTCTAGCTCTGCTGGCTTTACTGCACCAGAGTTGAGTTTTTGTCGTATGTCAGCTGGCTTCAATCCACCTTGATAAATTGCTGTTCCAGGTGTGGAAATGCCAAACACTGCTGACGGGCTTTCACGTTGACTTTC